TATAGCAGCAACGCGGCTGGCACTGCATCCCAGTCCTTCTCACGCAGCTCGCGGCTGATCGTCTCGAATCCGGTCGAGCCGTAGAAGCCACTGCCCAGGTTGTAGGCAAAGCTCACCAGCGCGCACTGCTGGTGATCGGCCATCTCGCGCCAGTGCGGCACCGTCTCGCGCAGCTTGGCGGCGATCCGGTCCACCTCCTGTCGCAGCAGCATGTCGGCTTCGACCCGATTCAGCTTGTCGCCTTTCTTGACCTTGCGGCCGTCGCCGTAGCGTGTCGTGCCCCAGCCGATCGTCCACGGCTCGCCGCCGCTGGCTGGGTCGGGGTAGGCATCGAGATGACAGCCCTCGAACTGTTGGATCAGCTTCAGGGCATCGCTCAGATCGACCTGCTTGCCATCCTGGCTCCAGGTGGCGAACCACGTCCGATCACGACGCATCGCGACCGCGTAGCCATTGACGGCCAGATCCTGCTCAAGCTGCTGAATTGCTGCAGCCTGATGCGGATGGTTCTTGTAGTAACGGAACAGCGACTCGAGGGTGATCGGCGCGGTATTGGCCACGATCAGCGGCGCTTAGGGAACATCAGCTTGAGTGCCTGCAGCAGCAGTTGCACCCAGCTATTGGATTTGAGAGGTGTCAACGCAATGATCTCGCTACCAGCAGCAAGAACGATGGCGATGACGGCGACAGTTTGCGCGTCCATGACTAACCGTGTGGGCGTGCCTCTAGCGTAGCCACCCGCTGCTCGACGTTATTCAAGCGGCCGAAGGTCTCCTTGCGGTCGGCGCGGATGTCCGTGTGCATGACCTCGAGTTGCGTGGCTATGTGCTCAACGGCCGCTGTGAGCCGGATCACAGCGTCTCTGGCCTCATCGTTGCGCTTGCCGAAGCCCATAGCGCCCATCGCAGCCACGCTGATGGATGCCCCAGCAACAGCAGCGATGACCTCGATCATGAACTCATGCTAGCGGCTGTCAGGCAGGTGAAACCGCTGGGCTACGTCCTCGTAGCGCTCAGCCGGAAGCAACTCCTGTACCAACGCCTTAAATGCGCCCTGCCAGTCTGGCGATGGGCGCTGGGCTTCGTCATAAGCGGCGATCTCTTCGTCGCTACGGGTTACGACCTGCCATTGCTGGCGCCAGGTGCCGTCAATTAGTTGGGGATAGGTCTGCTCCAGGCCCTGTGTTCGTTGGTCGTAAGCAGGGATTTCGGAGGGCAGCACGGGGTAGCAGTTGAAGGGTGCCAAGTCCTCCTCACTGGGGTAGTTGGAAAAGCTGACGTTGGGGTTGTCGCGGCGCAGTTGACCCAAGTCGTAGGGCCATGTGGTGTTGTCTGCGACAACGAGGATGTGGGTGGTCATGATTTGGCGAGTTGATCCGCGATCACGTCACGGATGATAATGGCCTTGCGCTGCTCAATGATATTTTGTTGCATGCTCTCTTCTAGCTGCTGGGCAAATTCCTGCATAGCCTGATCGAGAATGGTGTCTCCGGTGTGTTCCAGGGCAATCTTGGCAATTGCAAGACGGTAGTTATCAATGTTGATTTGATAGCCAAGAATTTCCTCGTCGCGAGCGGCAAGGTTGGTGGCGAGAATTTCGGTGATGTTCATAAACTAGGAAAAAGGATAGACGGATATGAAAGGTGACGAGTCATGACCAACAGCAATATAATCACCAGTAGGGTTAAAAGTTACTGCTGTTCCGTTGCCTGTCGGTAATGTTGCCGGGTTAGCTATTTTGGTGCCGAATGAACCAGTCCAGGGGTAGACGGATACGCGGGGCGAACTATCATGTGCAACAGCAATATAATCACCAGCGGGGCCAAAAGTTACCGCATTTGCGTCGTTTGTCGGCAGCGTTGCTGGATTGGCTACTCTGGCGCCGAATGAACCAGTCCAGGGGTAGACGGAAATAAAAGGAGATGACCCATGCCCAACAGCAATAAAGTTACCGTCAGGGCTAAAGGTTACCGCATTTCCAAAGCCGGACGGCAGCGTTGCTGGATTAGCTATTTTAACTCCGAATGCACTGGCCCAAACATAAACATTTACGCCACTGGTGTTATTATGTGCAACAGCAATATAATTACTATCAGGGCTAAAAGCTACGCTTCTTCCTTCATTTCTTGCCTCTGGTATTACTGATGGGTTAGTTACTTTAGTGCCGAATACACCAGTCCAAGGGTAGACAGATATATAGGGCGAACTACTATGAGCAATAGCAATAAAATTACCGCCAGGACTAAAAACTACGGAGTTTCCGGTGCCCGTTGGTAATGTTGCTGGATTAGTAATTTTAGTTCCAAACGCACCGGCCCAAGGATAAACAGATATGTAAGGTGAGTTATTATGAGCAACAGCAATATAATTACTATCAGGGCTAAAAGCTACGGAGTATCCAGTGCCAGGCGGCAATGTTGCTGGATTAGTAATTTTAACTCCAAACTCACCAGTCCACGGATAAACGGATACGTAGGGTGAAAAGTTGTGAGCAGTAGCAATATAAGTATTAGCAGGATTAAAAGTTACTTCATACACAGTGGACGCTGGCAATGTTGCCGGGTTGGCGATCCTGGACCCGAAACCTTTAAGACCTCCAGCTCCAGCAATACTCATCAAAGTCCGTCGCTGTCCACTAGCCATTATGGTCTACCTTTCAATGCGGCAACGTCAATCGTTACTGTTGTAGAGCCAGTACCTACAACTGTAATAGCAACCGTTTCAACATCGCTTGCAGTAGGTGTAATTGCTGTGCCGCCATCCCATTTGACAGTAGCGCCAGCGGATACATTGCCTGAAAACCACGAAATCGTCCCACTGGTGTAAGAGAACGACAGGACCCCTCGCCATACATAGCCACTGGGGATGTTGGCCAAATTGCTGAGGTTGATTGTGGTTGCGCCGGCAATAGCGGCACCTGTCACAAACTCATTGGCCGCCTGCACATTGAGGGTATAAACGCCTGAAGAGGCAGTTAGGGAACTGCGAATATCAATTGTCCCACCAGCATTTTTCAAATCCCAGTTGGGGTCTGCAGCAACACCTAGGCCAATGGCGGCAAATTGCGGCGTCCCTGTAGTTCCTAGGCGGGCGCTATCAAGGGTGCCGCTACTGATGTTGGAGGCATTGGTGGTATCGGTGGTGGCTGAGGCTGCTAAATTGTCGAGTTTTGTTTTGTCTGCAGCACTCATGGTGCCACGAGCACTTGTTGTCGCTGCTGCAATGCTTAGAGTCTTGCTGTAGCTCCAGATGCCACTTCCGTTAGCAGCGGCAGTTCCGGTAACGCTTAGAGGTCCGCTGGCCTCGACTGCAACATCAGTGACATAGCGCGAGCCGGTGTATTCCTTGACGGCGTACTGAGTTGGGGCTGTGTTGCCGTCGTAAGTACCGGTTGATGCTAAAAGCGTGGTGTTGTTGCTAACTTCTCTAAGCTGAACACCAACGTTGGTGACACCGCCATCGCGGCTAAATGGGCCAACCGCGTTAAGGCCTGAAACGTTAAACGAACTGGTGTTAATGGTCACCTCACCAGTGGTGCCATTTACCGAAAATTGGTCGCCTACACGGAAATCTCCAAGATGGTCGGTGGTTGCAGAAAACACCCGACCGCCGTTAAGCTCGACAATCTCGTTGGCTTGGACGGGAACGCCGCCATTCCAGGGGAGAGCCAGATAATTAGTACCAGAACCCACATACTCCATTGTGTGGGCACCAGTGGTGATCTGGGAACGCTGATAAAAACTGATCGACCCACCTGCGTAGCTGCTGGTTAGCGCTGGGTAGAACGTGACGGTGTACCCACCGGCGATTGGAGTTGATGCCGTTACAGTGCGCGACGTACCGCCCACGTCAAATACTTGACCAATGGCAGGCCGATTGCTGCCGCCCAATCTATTGGCGCTAAGACTTGTCACGCCAATTTGATTAGCCCCGTTAGCAGCGCTAGCCCCAGTGCCGCTAAACAAGGCTGTTGATGAGCGCCCGTCAGCAATCAAACCATACGTGCCAAAGTCAGTTGTCGAGTTCGACATGTTGACCTGGCCGCCGGTCTCAGTCTTTACGTGGTATGAGCAAAAGGTGCCAAAGAATGAAACGAGTTGTGCATAGCCGTCGTTCTTGACCAGGCAACCAGGACCGTCAAGGTTTATCTGGGTATAGCTATCGACCACCATCGAGCGGATGGGAGAGTTAGGTGCGCACTTGGCGCCATCTACTTCCATGCCACCGCCGGTAGTGCCATCGCTGGTGCTGCCAGCGGTTCCGTTATCGTCTTGGGCTGTGTAACTGGTGCAGTTTTGGATGTAGGGAGACTTCAGGACGTAAGCACCAAGGCCGCTAGCGCCAATGGCAGTGTTGTTAGCTGCTGCATTGAAGGCAACTGCCCAAGATCCAGCTTGGTGACGAGCAAAAGTCAATCCAAAAAATCGAGTCCCGCTGTCAACAAGAAATAAATTATTAGTGGCCGTGCCAGTTGTTGGCCTGATTTCAGTAACGCGTAAATCGTCTCCTACAAGAGACACGTCACGCGGAACAATCATCGGCGCCGCTTCTGTGTAAATACCAGCGCCAATAGAAATGCAGTCGCCACCCTGGGCAATGGCAAGAGCAGCGGTAATAGTCTTTAGTGGCGCACTTTTAAGGTGCCCGGTTCCTGTATCTGTGCCAGTTGTTGTATCGACGTAGATGACCCGGCCGGCTGCTACATCAGTCGATGCAAGTGTTCCACTGGTCAGTGCCAGTCCTGTGCCGATGGCAATTTCTTCAAGCGCACCACTGCCGCCTGTAGCGCGACCGAGCAGTTTGTTGGTACTCATCTGAGCACCAATAGTGGTGATCAGCTGATTGACCAGATTGACGCCATTAAGAAATTGACGTGCCATTAGCCAACAACCACTACGCGGTAAGCGTTAGAAGCCGGAGCCGTGGCGAATACCACGACGACGGTGTTCACGCCAGTGCGTTGCACGTCCGCTTCCACGTCGTCATACTGTCCGCTGTTCGGGAACAGCCGCACCACTACATCACGAGTGTTGAGGTTATGGGTGATGGTGTAGCTGGTATTGCTGCCATCACCGATATTGCTCGACACCTTCCGTATGCGGCCAGACCAGTTGGCCAGCTTCAACGGGGTGACGATGCGAGCGTCATCAGTGCCAGCGTCAGTTTCAGCTTGCGTGGCAATCTCAGCGATGCCTGCAGTCGTTTCACTGGCAGCCGGCGCTGCAGCGGCAAACGATGTGAACAGGACATTGCTGCTGTCGATCGTGCCGTTGATCTGCGTCTGCCGCCAAGTGGTGCCAGCGTCAGTGCCCTCCTCAACGGTGATGATTGCTTGCTCCAGCTCGGCAAACGTGCTGGCATCCAGCGAGCGGGTCAAGGCAACTGCTGAGCCGTTCCAGACGTAAATACCGTTCTGGCTTTGCGTGGATTGGTTACGAACCAGGACCCGGTCCTGGCTAGCCATTGTCACGCCATCAATCGTTGAGCCAGGGCTACTTAGGTTGAGGTTGCTCTGGGTTGCTACACGGGCGCTGTCCTTCCAGGCAAGTCCTTCAATAGCACTATCGACGTAGCTCTTGGGGACAGCGTCACCTGCTGCGCTGGGCGCTGGGACGTTGATGACCTTCGACGTGCTCTGCAGGTCGATGTCAGTAAAGAACTTCCGTGCCATATCAAATCAGGCGAGCAAGGCCAGCAGAGGCTGGATTCAGTGTAACAACAGTTTGGTTTACGGACGGATGTGCTATTTCACCGTCAATCTCCTGACTGCCAGCATCAAGGAGTTCAACTGATGGTCTGTACCCAAGATTATGGTTGATGGTCCAGGTCGTTGCCGGTG